GGCCGGAGTATCCGGCGTTCTCTCTGACGGCTTCTTTAATCATGTTCCGTAATGAATTCACGCCGACTACGGCTTCATCGCCAGCTTCGCCGCCGCCGAGGAGCGTGCCTCCGGACTGCCCAAAGATGGTCGCGTCCTTCAAAATCATGCCGCCGTCCATCGCTTTCTTGTACCAGGAGACGCTGAAATGCGGAATGCTCGGCGGGTTCAGACTGAACGAGCCGGAAACCGAGAAATGCGGGAGCTTGATTTTCGGCAGTTCCCAGTGGAAGTTGAAAACATTCTTGAGCTTGCTGACAATGCCGGAAACAAAGCTCCAGATGCCGTTGAAAACAGAGCTGAACGTTGATTTAATGCCGTTCAGGATTCCGCTGATCGTGCTCTTGATCGCGTTGAATGCGGATGTGATCCCGGACTTCATCGCGTTCACGACGCTCATTACGGCGGACTTTATGCCGTTCCAGACCGAGGTCGCGACAGACTTTATCCCATTGAATACGGTCGAGGTGACGGTCTTTATTCCGTTCCACGCGGTCGTGACGGCGGTCTTGATGCCGTTTATCACAGTCGTAATCGCGGTTTTGATGGCGTTCCATACGGTTGTAACGACAGTTTGGATGGCAGTGCAGACTGTCGAGATCGCCATCTTTATCGCGTTCCATACAGTGGTGACCACGGTTTGGATTGCCGTGAGGACCGTTGTAATGACCGTCTTGTAGATATTGAAATATGTCGTGACCACGGCCTGTATCGCCGTGAAAATCGTGGTGAAGAATGTCTTGATGCCATTCCAAACCGTCTGGATCACAGAACCGATTGCGTTCATCACCGTTGTGACCACGCTTTGGATTCCGTTCCACGCGCCGGACAGAAAGCTGCTGATGCCGTTCACAGCGGAGGTGAATACGCTGGAAATCGCGCTCCAGATTGTCACGAAGAAGTCCTTGATCGCCGTCCAGACAGTCACCGCGACTTCCTTGATGTTGTCCCAGAGATTGATCCAGAAGTTTCGGAAGCTCTCGCAGTTGTTCCACAGGTAAATGAACGCCGCGACAAGCAGTCCGATTGCTGTGATGATGAGACCGATCGGATTTGCCGCCATTGCAGCATTCAATCCTGTAATTCCTGTTTTCACGACTCCTATTGCGGATACTATCTTTGGAGCGAGTGTCATCAGCGCACCGACGCCTGTCGCCATTTTGCCGACGACAATCAGCACAGGACCGATGGCCGCGACGATGGCCGTGATGGTCAGGATCATTTTCTGCGTCGCCGGGTCCATGTCCATGATGGCGTTCATCACGTCGATGATCTTCTCCATCAGACTCTGGAAGGCTGGAGCGACCGCCTGACCGATGGTGACAGTCAGAACATCGAAGGTGGATTTGAGCTGTTCGATCGTGCCGCCTGTGCCGGACATCAGGGCGTTTGACATGTTCTCAGCCGAGCCGCCGCAGTCGTCGAGAGCATCGCGCAGAGAGGATACTTCTGACGGCGAGGTCTGAATCAGTGTCAGCCACTTGGACATCTGGTTTTTGCCGAAGATGTTAGCCGCGGCCTCGAGCTTTTCCTGATCTGTCAGCCCGGAGAATGCAGAATTCAGATTCGCCAGTACAGTCGGCATGTCCTTCAAGGTTCCGTTCTCATTAAAAATGGCGTAGGTCTGCCCGGTGGAAAGGCCGAGCTGATCCATCGCGGTCGCGCCTTCCTTGGCGGGAGAAGCGAGACGCGCGAGTCCTGTTTTCAGAGCGTTCGCGCCTTCACTGCCGGAAATGCCCGCGTTGCCGAAGACGTCTGTAATGGTCGCGAGGTCCTTCACGTCCCATCCGACTGTCTTGCAGATAGGGCCTGCGACAGACATCGCCTCGAAAAGCTCCGAGGTTGTGGTATTCGCCTGCGCCTGCGCTTTGGCGAGAACATCCGCGTAGTTTGCAGCTTCCGAGGAATCCGCTCCGAACATCTTCATGGCATTTCCCAGCCCGGAGGTGGTTTCAGACAGATCCGTGCCGGTACCGGCGGCGAGGTTCATGGCGGGCGTCAGCATGTCGGTTGCTTCCTTTGCCGTAAAGCCCTGACGCGCAAAGTTCAGCGTCGCGTCGGCTGCGTCCTGCATACCGTAAACCGAGTTCTTCGCAGAGGTGCCGATCTGGTCCCAGAGTCCTTCGAAGTCCTCGGCGGAGTTCGCCGTATCGCCCATTGTCTGCTTGACGAGGTTGAACTGCTTGTCCACATCACCGTATGCAGTGACGGCTGCGGTTGCTCCGGCTACGACGGGAGCGGTGAATCCCATCGTCATTTTCGTCCCGGCGCTTGATAACGATTCGCCGACGGACTTGACCTTCTCACCGGCAGCCGCGATCTTCTGCGCGGAGACAGAGCCGAAGTTCTCGTATTCCTTCGTCAGGCTCTTGAGGTCCTGCTCGGTCTCGACGATTTCACGCTGAAGCGCGTCATACTGCGACTGGCTCATGTCGCCATTTGCCAGTGCCGCGTCCGCCTGCTTTGCCGCTTCCTTGAGCGCTTCGAGGCGCTCCTTGGTGGCGGCGATTTCTGTCTGGAGACCTTTCTGCTTCTGGGAGAGGAGTTCCGTGTTGCCGGGATCGAGCTTCAGGAGCTTGTTCACGTCCCGCAGGCTTTTCTGCGTATTCGATATCTGTTTGTCGACCGATTTGAGCGATTCGGTCAGCTTGGTGGTGTCGCCGCCGATTTCGACGGTGATGCCTTTTATTCTGTTCGCCATGCGGATACACCTCCCTTCAAGGCTTTACATAGAATTAGTCGAACTTTTACCTTCTGCTGGTAGCAGAGAAATGCGTGAATTGTTATCCTCCAAACAGGAGGTAGTGCATATGTATAAGACATTTGTTATCGGATATAATCCGAAAGCGCATAAGATGGCCGAGGAGATCGAGAAAAAGGCAAACGAGCTCGCTCAGAACGGTTACAAGGTTCTCTCATTCTCCATCACAAACAGCGGTAAAGCCATTATTCTCGCGGATGACGAAGGCGGCAGAGATGCGTAAAAAATGGAGAGGACTTCTCATTGCCCTTGCTGTCGGATTCGGCATCGGAATCCTCATCATGGCAGTTGCTATTTACTTCGGATATTCGTACGCGTACGCGCATGACGCCGCTTTCTATCAAGTGGAATTAGCGGGTCTTCCCATCTATGAACTGACTCGTACAGACAACAATTCCTATTCGTCTGTCTCCATTCAGGCCAATATGGGCATTGTGTGCGCCATCTGCATGGCGGCTGCCACAGTCTTCTGGCTGCTCATATCCCGTCTGAAAAGGAAATAACGGATCAGAACCGATCCATCATTTCCTGCGTCGCGATTTCCGGATAGTCCCAGTCGTCGTTGCTCATCTCCGCGTACATGTCGTTGACCGTGCCGATGGTCAGTAAATCCAATTCGCTGATATGCAGTCCGATTTGCACGCAGCGCAGTAAAAAGAGCGGGGTTGTCATTTCCCGCTCTGTCGCATGATGTTTTTTTTAGACTGAACCTGCTGTTCCGTGTTGACGCCCCACAGCTCGATGATCTGCGGCAGCACTTCATAAATCGAGAACGTGTTGAACCCGTCGAGCCATTCCTCCGGAGAGTCCGGCACATCCTTGTCGGCATGCTTTGCCATCAGCCACGCGATATTCTCGAACAGCTCCAGACTGAACGTGTCGAGACTGGAGTTCTCCTCGTCGTTTTCGCTGATGCCTTTCTGCAGCTCGTTCAGATCCCGGTAGATGTCCCTGTGGAACTTGTTCCGGTAGAGTCTTGGAATGGCGGCGGAGGCGCGGAACATGACCTCCTGACCGTCAATTTCTATTGTCTTTGTCACCGCCATCGTTTACTCCTCCTCCGTTGAATATGAGGTATTCGCCTTTGCGCCGGACGAGGTACTTGCCGTATCGCTCGGCTCGTAGACTTTGTCGTACCAGGCGTTGTAAACAGCGTCCGTCGTGTTCGTGCCGGTCTTGACCTTCACGAGACCGGAAGGCAGCGGAGAAACCGTAATCGACAGCGTGTCCGTCTGCACCTCGGTCGAGTCCTCCTTGGTCTGTCCAGAGACGGACGGTCTTGTCGCAGAGCAGTAGTACATGCAGTGGCGGATCTTCCTCTGGTCGCCGGAAAACTCGAACAGCAGGGCGAAGTGCTCCGGCTCGACATCCTTGTTCTCGGCAATGACGCCGTTCGCGTCCTCGGTTTCGTGCATCACGTCCGTGAGGAAGCTCTCCGGGATGAGCGCCAGCTCGAAGTCTCCGGAATAGCCGTTGTTGTTCGAGACCATGTAATAGACGGTGTCGTCAGCGTAGAACGGCTCGTTGTCGCCCTCCGCGTCAAGCGAAAGCGAAACAGCGCCGGGCATTGCCACTGGCGTGCCGAATGTGACGGTCCCGTCCTCGGCGAGCGTCGCGATGGCGTAGTGGCAGTTCTTCAGGCCGAACTTGACCTTGTTCTTCTTGTTAGTAGCCATAATCGTTAACCTCCAATAATCTGTGTTTGGTAGAGAACCTCGTACATCTTCTCGTCCTCGATCCAGACCTCAGACTTCTCGTAGGGAAGCTCGTGTGCGGTCAGGATATTTTCGATTTTCGATTCAATGTCCGGGTTCTTCTTGTCCGTGTAAAGCTCGATGTTCAGCTCGTCTATCCGTTCCCAGACCACGTTGTCTGCGAACATGTTGTCTGTCCCCGGAAAGAGGAAGCAGATGAACGGCGGGTCCGGAGACTCGCCCTCCGCGAAGTGGTCGTAGGCGATGGGGAGATCGGCCTCCTCGAGCATGGTTACTATGTCGTCGTAACTCATAGGCGTCATCCTTTTAGCTTTTGCTGGATTTCCTTCACCAGCTTTTCGTTGCCAGCCTGCTCCGCCGGAGCGATGTGCGGACGAGCCGCGACACGTCCTCCGCCGCGCTTGGCATGGCCATGCTCCAGAAGGTGGGCAATCTGATAGCGGTTGCGGGAATGCACGACAAGGTCGATGGAATCTGCGTCCTCGCTGACCGTCTTGACCGACCACGATTTCTTGTACTTGCCGGTGCGAACGGGAGCGCCGGACTGGATGTCCTTTTGGACGGATTTCGCCGTGTCCTTCACTGCGTCCTTCATGTCGTCTGCGGCGAGGTCGGCGTATTCCTGCAGGCCCTTCATGACCGCGTCGCGCAGGCTGTCTATGGAAACCTTCTCGTTCATTTCGATTTCTCCAAAGCGCAGTTGAATTTCAGCGTGTTCTTCTTGTAGCCCATCGGGTTCACATAGGTGATGTTGTAAACCTTGCCCTCGGCGAGAATCCGATACTTCGTGGATTCCACAGTGGCAAGCTCCGAACAGTATCGGCAGGTGAAGTTCAGTGATTCCTCCGGGTTGATTACCTCGCCGGAGGTTTCAGAACCGTAGGAATCCGTCCCGACGGTCGCCCAGCACTTGAAGTAATCCGTCCATGAAGCGGTGTGGTTTCCGTACTTGTCTGAGGTCACTTCGTTTTTCTGGAACGTGACCGGTACGCGCATGTTCGCAATTTTCATCAGAATCCCTCCTTGCGCACGCCGAACAGCAGCGCCCGGAGCGTCAGGTTCAGCTGATTGTGATCCGCGTCCTCGCGGTGCTCGTAGAGATAAGCGACCGTGTAGAGGATGGCGATGCGCATTCTTATGAGGATTTTCTCCTCGCCTGATTCCCATTCCTCGTCGGAGAAGCGGGCGATGTCCTGCACGGTTGCCGTTGCTGTGGTTATCAGGTTGGAAATCAGCTCGTCCTCATCGGAAGAACTGACTCGCAGATAGGTTTTTGCTTCCTCAAGCGTTACTTCCATGAGACACCTCCAATAAAAGTGAAGCGGTCACCCGTAAAGGATGCCCGCCCACAACAAAGCAGAATCAATCAGCCCGCCGCCTTGACGGAAAGACCTCTGACGGCTTCCGGCAGGATCAGCTTGCCGTCCACGCGCTCACTCGCGAGGAATCCGATCTGACCGTTCGCCGCATACAGTTCGGACAGACGCTTGAAGGAACGTCCCTGTCTGTCGGCGATCCAGTAGTAGCTGAAGTCTCCGAACAGGATAGGCACGTTGCCTGCCGCCAGTTCCGGCGCGTAGATCGAGGTGCGGTACGGACGGTTGAGGATGGTGTCCGGCTGACCGGCTACAACAGACGGCTGCCAGATATAGTTGCCGTTTCCGTCCTTGATCTTGCGCAGCGCCTTGACGGTGGAGTCGTTGAGAATCCAGACCGCGCGGTTGCGGTAGACGCTTCTCAGGGAGTGGAACACGTCCATGATCTCGTCGAAGGTGATATTCGTGTTGGCAATCTCCGTGGTCGCACCCTCGGTCGCCTTGACCTTGGTGAAGACGCCCTCCGGCTTCTTCTGGCCGTCGCCCACGAGGAACGCCTCCTCCTCGGCAGCGCCGATGCGTCTCGCAAACTCGGTGGAGATGTAGGATTCCAGATCGAATACACTGTCGTTCATCAGCTCCTCGGAAACCTTGATCGCGGTTCCCAGCTTGTACGCGGAGAGCGTGATCTGGTCGAACGTGTCGTCGGATTCCGGGTACAGTCCGTTCTCCTCCATCCAGCTTGCGGTGCCGTGGGACGCGACAATCGGAATGGTGTGCGTGCCGCTGTCGGTCTGAATCACGTGTGCCAGAGAGCGGAAAAAGTTCTCATCGGTCAGCGCCTGCACGAGAGTCTTTTCATACTCATCCGGCACGAGGTATCCGCCGTTGGCGTCGGTGCCGACTTCGAGTACGTTCTGCACGTCGTACCAGTTGCGCTTGCGGATGCTGTCCCAGAAGGCGGTCTTGTACGCTTTGGACGCGATGCCCGGCTTGTCGTCGGGCTCATCCTTCGCGCCCGGCTTTCCGGTGAGCGGAGAAGAAGTCGGCTGAGAGAGCATCTTGTCGATCTGCTCCTGCCGCTGCAGGCGCTCGATGTCGTGCGTCAGGTCGGTGACTTCCTTTTCCATCTTGTCGTAGGTGGCGGCGTCCTCCGCGGACACGTTGCCGCCGTTATCGGAGTGGGTGTCGAGGAAGTTCTTAGCGGCGTCCCACGCCTTGGCTCTGCGGTCCATAAGTTCCATAATCTTGGTCATTTTCAATTCCTCCATTCATTAGTGGCTGAGAAGCGAGAGCCGCTTCTCAAGATCTGCGACCTTTACGGTCTGTGTCTTTATTTCAGGTTTGCGTTTCGGTATCAGCTTCGAGAGCAGGGAGTCGGTGACGGCTTTCCGGGAGAAAAGCATGAGGGAATCATCCGGCTCATCCGGATTTTCTTCCTCGGTTTCATCCTGACCGTCCGCGAACAAAATCTCGTCCGCAAATCCGAGCTTCTTTGCCTCCTTCGCATTCATCCAGGTCTCGGCGTCCATGAGCCTGCTGATCTTGTTCCGGGACAGCCCGGACTTGATCTCGTAGGCGTTCATAATGGACTCCTTGACCTCCGACAGCATGTCGATGGCTTTCTGCATTTCCTCGGAATCGCCGATTGCGATGGTTGCCGGATTATGCACCATCAGCATGGCCACGGGACTCATGCAGACCTTTGTTCCCGCCATCGCGATGACGCTTGCCGCTGAAGCCGCAAGCGCGTCGATCTTGACGGTCACTTCATACGGGTAGTCCATCAGCATGTTGTAAATCTGCGCCGCCGCGAAAACGTCTCCGCCGGGCGAGTTGATCCAGAGCGTGATGTTTCCCTTGCCGGAATTCAGCTCGTCCTTGAAGACCTGCGGCGTGACTTCGTCGCCGTACCAAGTCTCATCGGATATTTCCCCGTCGAGGTAGAGCGTTCGATCCGAACCGAAGCTGTCCGGCGTTTCGTTTCTGGTCCATCGCCAGAATTTTCTTGTCATAGGGACTTCCTCCTTTCCCGGAGCCGGTCACCGGACTCCGTTTGTTCCTGTGATTCTTCCGATTTCTCGGTCGATTCTTGTTCTTCATCAGGTTGTTCCTCCGTTCCCTGTGTTGATGCTGAGGCTGCGAAGATTCCCGCGTCCTCGAGCTTTGTCATGTTGCCGTTGATGAGGTAAAGGTCGCCGCCTTTTTCTTCCGGGATTCTGTCGAGGTTCTCAAGCTCGCGGATATCGTTCGCCGACATCCATCCGTTCTGGCGGGCTGTGGCGTAGCCGTTCATGCGGCTTTCGTAGTCGCCGCGAAGCAGCCCGTCGACGTTGAACTTGAAGAAGTATTCCTTCTTCTCCTCTGGACGGAGCAGTGCTCTGCGCATGGACTGTTCCCAGCGGCTCACCCACGGGTCGAGCGTGTACTTTACGAATTCCAATGACTGCTGTTCGATATTGCTGAACGAGCTTTTCTCCAGATCGCCGATCATGTGCGGCGGTATCCGGAAGATGCGGGCTATTTCGTCGATCTGGAACTTGCGTGTCTCAAGGAACTGCGCCTGCTCCGGTGAAATGGAGATCGGCGTGTATTTCATGCCTTCCTCGAGAACCGCCACCTTGTTGGAGTTGGCGGATCCTCCGAAGGCCGAGTTCCAGCTTTCGCGGACGCGTTCCGGATCTTTCACCACGCCGGGATGCTCGAGTATGCCTCCGGGCGTTGCGCCGTTTGCGAAGAACTTCGCGCCGTACTCCTCGCAGGCGATCGCCATGCCGATGCTGTTCTTGGCCATCGCGATAGGCGAATAACCCACGAGCCCGTCGAAACCCAGACCGGGAATGTGAAGCACGTCGAGAGGCGAAAGCCTCACAACGGAACCTTTCATCGTGTGCGCCTCGTCGGTCGAGGTCTGGTATTCGTAGTAGAGCTGCCCGTTTTCGTCACGGTCGACCGTCATGCGGTTCGGCATCAGCGGATAGAGCGCCACGACGTCGCCCTTGCCGTTGCGGATGATCTGCGCGTAGGCGTTGCCCCACAGGAGCAGGTGCGTCATGAGCGTCTCCCGGAAAACGAAGCTCGTCATCTCGGGATTCGGCTCGTCGTGCAGCAACTCGTAGAGCGGGTGGTCGATGGCTTTTTCCTTGCTGCCGTTCTCCGCGTAACGATAGAGGTGAAGCGGCAGTCCGGCTATCGCTTCCGAGAGAATCCGGACGCACGAGTAGACCGCCGTCATCTGCATAGCGGAGCGCTCGGTCACAGCTTTGCCGGAGGTGGTTCCTCCGAAGAAGAAGCGGTACGAACTGCCCGCCGTGCTGTCCTTGGGAGCGCCGCGCCCTCGAAACCATCTGTTGAATATGCTCATAACATTCCCTCCATTTGATTAAGGGCCTCCCGCAACAGCAGGAAGCCCATGATTGCTATAAAGATCATTCGTCTATCGTCACGTATAGGAACCAGGGTGGCACGCGCGCCGCTTTTCTGGCAAACACAAGACCGCCTCGCGCGGAGAAACAACTCCCCATGCGAGGCGGTCTTTTTATGCATCCCTGCGATCCTGACCCTGTCATTCCAGGCATCGCGGAACGGCATACAATCCCTGCGCCAACACATCCCTTATCAATCAGTGCATGTGAAATTCCTAATTGTTCCCGATGACCTTCACCCCGTCATCTACAAGCACTTGTACAGTGTCTCCGCAGTCTGATACATCCACCGAGGTCAGACTGTTAGCCCTCAGGTCCAGCTTGGTGAGGTTGGTGAGACCCGACAGATCCACCGAAGTCAGATCGTTGTCGTTCAGGTGCAGTGCGGTGAGGTTGGTGAGGCCGGACAGGTTCACCGAAGTCAGATTGTTGTGTTCAAGGACCAGCTCGGTGAGGTTGGTGAGGCCAGACACGTCCACCGAGGTCAGTATGTTGCTGCTCAGGTCCAGCGCGGTGAGGCTGGTGAGGTACTGGATGCCCGTCGCGTCCGCAATGCGGTCACCATAGGCGTCCAGGATCGTGGAATTCGCGATCTCTTCTGCACTGAGCTCGTTGTCGTCGTCTGTGTCGAACAAAGATTGCACCGCTCTACGGAAGTTCTTGTCGGGGAAGTGCGCCTCGTCGAGGGGGACGCTGACGTCAGGCTTCACTTCCAGTGTGGACGAGTCCTGTTCCGGAGAAATGTTTTCCGTCGTTGTTGTCGTCGTCGCTGCCGTCGGCGTAGCCTTGTTTCCTCCGCATCCAAAAAGAGACAGTGCCATAAGTCCCATAACGGCGATTGTTGTAAGCCTTTTCAAAGCATTCATGATGACCTTCCATATTTAGTCGGTTCGTTTTCAACCGGACAGCCGCGCTCCGCCATGCCAGACGGCTGACCGATGCGGCCACCCCGAATCAGTAGTAAAGAAACCGAGATCCCAGAGCACCTGTCTTTCAAGCGCTCAAACCATGATACATTGCCTTACGCAAGTGAAATGCCACAAACACTGTCGGATTTCGTGCAATATAGGAACAGAACGATTGTCATCACAACAGGCACATCAAACCAGGACAGCATTCTCACTAAATAAACAAGATGCCTCTCGAATCGTAGACAGAAGCGGCATTGTCGTTGCCCATTCGTATCGCCCGGTCGAGCGCCATGATGGTTGCGATTGCGCCGTCGATCTTCTCGGTCGATTTCTCCTTGTCGGCCTTGATGTTGCCTGCCGGATCGGTGCGGATGAAGATGTTGTCCATCATCCAGCGGAGAACCGGATGCCCGCCGTGCGCGATTTTCTTCTCCAGCACGAGCTTCATCAGCTCCTTGGTTGGCGGCGACATGTCTTTGAAGCCCTGTCCGAACGGAACGACCGTGAAGCCCATGCCCTCAAGGTTCTGCACCATCTGCACGGCTCCCCAGCGGTCGAAGGCGATCTCCCGGATGTTAAACCGTTCGCCGAGGTTCTCGATGAACTTCTCGATGTATCCGTAATGGATAACGTTGCCCTCGGTGGTTTCAAGAAATCCCTGCTTCTGCCAGAGATCGTAGGGGACGTGGTCGCGCCGGACGCGCAGGTCGAGCGTATCCTCCGGCACCCAAAAGTACGGGAGAACCACGTACTTGTCGTCCTCGTCCAGCGGTGGAAATACCAAAACGAACGCCGTAATATCCGTCGTTGACGACAAGTCCAAACCGCCGTAGCAGACGCGGCCTTCAAGGTCGTCCTCGTTTACCGGGAAGGCGCAGGCGTCCCATTTGTCCATCGGCATCCAGCGCACCGACTGCTTCACCCATTGATTCAATCGAAGCTGCCGAAAGGCGTTCTCCTCGCCGGGATTTTGCTTTGCCGACTCGCAGGCGGCTTTCACCTTGTCGATGCCGACCGTGATGCCGAGGCTTGGGTTGGCCTTCTTCCAGACCTTCGGGTCCGTCCAGTCCTCGGATTCGTCCGCGCCGAAGATCACCGGGTAGAAGGTCGGATCATGCTTGCGTCCGCTCATGATGTCGAGCGCCTTCTGGTGCTGCTCGTAGCAAATTGACTGCGTGTCGTTCCCGGCGGTCGTGATCAGGAAGAACAGCGGCTGCATTCTCGCGTCGCCGGAGCCCTTGGTCATGACGTCAAAGAGCTTCCGGTTCGGCTGCGTGTGCAGCTCGTCGAAGATCACGCCGTGGGTATTGAAGCCGTGCTTGTTTGCCACATCGGCGGAGAGCACCTGGTAGAAGCTGTGCGTCGGCAGGTATTCGAGCCGCTTCTGCGATTCGAGAATCTTCACGCGCTTGCTGAGTGCCGGACAGAACCGCACCATGTCGACTGCGACGTCAAAGACGATCTTGGCCTGATTCCGGTCAGCCGCGCAGCCGTAGACCTCGGCGCGTTCCTCGCCGTCGCCGCAGGTGAGCAGCAGCGCAATGGCCGCTGCGAGTTCCGATTTGCCTTGCTTCTTGGGAATCTCCACATACGCGGTGTTGAACTGTCGGTAGCCGTTCTCCTTGATTACGCCGAACAGGTCACGGACGATCTGCTCCTGCCAGTCGATCAGCTCGAACGGCTTTCCGGCCCACGTGCCTTTGGTATGGCAGAGCTGCTCGATGAACAGGCAGGCATAGTCGGCGAGGTTCTCGTCGTAATGGGAGGTCTTCTCCATGAACCGCGTGACCTTGTATTTCTTCAATTTCCGTACTGCCAATGGAAAATCACTCCCTTCATGGCAAAATAAAAGACCGCCGAAGCGATCTGCGTAATTTCTATCAGTACGAGAGCGAGAGCCGTTCTCAGGCTCTGCTTTCGGAATATTCAAATTCTGGTGTTGCTTAGTTGTACTGCTTCATGAGCACCGCGTAGGCGAGCTGGCTTGCTTCGTCTTCGGGCTCGATGTCCCAGCCGCGGTCGTAGTTCAGTGTGACCTTGCCGCCCACACGCAGCTCCATCTTGGAAATGCGTCCGCCGTCGATTCCGTAATCCTCGGAAGGCTCGTCATAGTGCTTTACCCAGTATTTAACGACTGTGCCGTCAATCAATAAGCTGCCGTTTGTCCACATGGTCAGGCCTCCTCGCTGATGATGAATTCGATGCCGTTCCTGCGTTCCGGCTCCTTGCTGCCGAAGCGGTGGTCGTCGGCTCTGGTGACGGTCTTGAGTCCGTTCATCCGGCAGCCGAGGTTTGTCAGTCCGTAGATTCCGTCCATCAGGCCGGTGCTCTGGTCGGTCACCACAATTGCCTTGATTCCGGCGTTCCGGAGCGTTTCAACGAAGTCGGCCAGCTCGTAGTCCCAAGGCAGGTCGTCGGCCTCGAAGGCATCCGCGCCGTTCCTGAGACTCCGGTCGTAGAGGACCAGCGCCTTGTTCTGACCGGCGGTGAATGGGTACGGGAATTCCTCCTTTTCGCGCCTGTCAAAGGCCTTGACGCCGTCCCAGTTATCAGCGGCGATCATGGCGTCGCGTTCCTTTTCGCGGATGGCCTGCGCCTCGTTGTAGGCGATCGCCGTGTTTCTCATGTGTTCGAAGTAGGTGTTCTTTTCCATCGTGCGTTCCTCCTGATTTTCGCTTGTTTTCTGTGCCTTTCGGCATGTATATACATCACTCTTTCGAGGGTATATAGCAAGTCAATTCGGCCAGATAAATTGATAAATTTCTGTGTCTGAAAATCAGGATTCCTGCGTTTCGCCGGTCATAATGAAATGCACATATTCGCGGCGGTGATCCTCAATGTAGAGGACTAATTCGTAGTATCCGGAATCGAACGCCAGCCGCTGAACCTCGAGAATCGATAGCATATTGACCTTGCCCGTATCTCGGATGGCCATAATCTGTTCGCGTACTTTCTCGTCCATGTCATTCCACCACCTTCCGCACGATGTCCTCGCCGTAGATCACGTTGAGGCCGCTGCCGTTGTCCCAGTGGACCAGCAGGCTGCCAGTGTCGTCGATGCCGTAGACGGTGCCGCGGGTTCCGGCAGGTGGAGCCTGAATGTCATCCATGCGGACGAGCTCCACGCGCGTGCCATCTGGGTAGGTTTTCTTCAGCTGTTCAAGCTGCTCCGGTCTGATCATCCTCATGCCTGCACCTCCTTGTTCTCAGCGGCTTCCTCGGTTGTTTCCTTCTTAGGAACGCCGTTCTTCCAGCTTGAGTTGCCCTCGAGGTTCTGGAGCAGGATTTTCCGTTCCTGCTTGTACTCGCTGCCGATGAATCCGAGCCGGAGCAGGAAGCAACGGAATGCGTACTTCTCGTTTGTGACCGGTGTCTCAGTCGAGCTCGCGCGTTTCAGATTCTTGGAGAGCTTGCAGAGCTGAGCGATAAACATCGTGTAGGCTCTGGTTTCATCCGGCGTGGGCAGTTCCTTGAACCAAGGGAAGGCGATCTTGTCGTCCCGGATCTCGAACCGCAGGTCGTCGATGCCGAGCGCCTTCTTGATGAGCGTTCCCTTGGCCTCGAGGATGTTGGTCAGCGTTCCGACCGCGACCTTGTCGAGCGGAAGTTCGACCGTGAGGCCTGTTTCATCGGTTTCCGGCGCTTCCTCGGCGTCTTCCTCCGGCTCCGGTTCCGCAGGCTCCTGCGGCTCTGGCTCGAATCCTGCGGCGGCGATGGCATCGAGGACCTTCTCGACTTCTTCGGAATCCGCCATGTCGTCGAACTCGAGTCCGCCGTCCTTGGTGACGGTGAAGTAGTCGATCTCGTAGTTGCAG